ATTTAGTTAAATATCTAACTTCCTTTTCCATGTTATCTTCAAGAAAACAATTATAACTATACCTAACAACACATAAATATTGCTTAATTATAGATGTTAAATCTTCGTATGACTTATATGGAAGTTTAATTGTTTTCATTATTTTGTTATATCAATTTTCCGACTAGTAAAAATAAACTTTATATTTTAATAAAACCTTTTATTTATTTTTTTATATAATATTTAATGATAGATTTTATCTATATAGAATAATTCTTTCATTATGTATATTAAGGAAAATTATTTTTTTATAATTTTATGTTAAATTATTGTTAATTTTTAATAAAATTATATATGATAGAAAAAAAATTAAATATGTTAATTTTTAATAATGTTAAAGTTTCTTTTGAAGAAATGCTTGAAATTGAATTTAATGTCATGTTGAATGCAGCATTAAATAAACATATTTTATTTTATACGTATGAGTCAAATTTTATGAATGATTATTTATTTTTGTCACTTAACTAATTTGATGAAACATTTTTAACATTAAGTACATATAAAACTAAAATTATTTTATGAAATTTGAATTAACTCAAATAGATCCATATAATTGTTCTATTGAAGAATTACAAAAAGAAATTAATCGTTTAGATTCTATTTCCAATGACTATCATGGAATAGAACAATCAATTAAAATTTGGATTAATAGTATATATGGTGCGTTAGGCTCAAGATTTTTCCCTTATTATAATGTTGCTTGTGCCGAAGCTATAACATTGCAAGGTCAAGATGTTATTAAATTCACAAATCATATTATTGAGGATTATGTATTTAATATTTGGCATTTAGATAAAGAGTTACATGAAAAACTTGGAATAACCTATGTAAATAAAATTAATCCAACAACAAAAATCTGTATATATAATGATACAGATTCTAGTTATATAACATTGGCGCCACTTATTGCATCTTGTGATACTAAAGATAATGGTGTTGATTTTATTTTAAAACTTAAAAAATATAGACTTGAAGAATATATTAATAAAAAATTTGATGAGTATGGAAAAAAATATAATACTCAAAATATTCAAGTTTTAGAATTAGAAAAAATATCTTATAGTGCTATGTTAATTGCTAAAAAGAAATATATTCTTGACTTAGCATGGAAAGAACCTGGTATTAGATTTAAACCACAAGAAAAAATTAAATATGTTGGTATTGAAATTGTTCAAGGATCAACGGGTAAGTTTACTAGAAAAGTTTTAAAAGAAATGATAACTCTTATATTTAACAAGAAAAAAGCGTTATCTTATTCAGAACTTATCAAAAAATTAAAAGATTATAAAGCTCAATTTTGTTTACAGGATCCTGAAGATATTTCTAAACAACAGACAATTGGTGATTATGAAAAATATGTTTTAGAGGATCGAAAAAATGTTATATTAGCGCCAAAGTGTCCTATTAATGTTAGATCGGCTGCAATATAAATAAAATGAAATGAAAAATGATAGATATTTTAAGTAAAATAACAGAAGAAATAAAAAAAGACATGGAAAAAGTGTGGTTTATCGCAGATATTCATGCATATCACGATAAAATTATAAGTATTTGTAATCGTCCATGTAGACCAGAAAATCATGAAGAATGGTTATTAAATCAAATAAATCATTATGTAAAAAAGAATGATCGTCTTTATATTTTAGGGGATGTTTCTATTGCTAATAAAATTAAGACCGAAAAATTCTTGGATAAAATAAATGGAATAAAATATCTTATTGTAGGAAATCATGATAAAAATATAGATAAAAGTACTCGATTTGAAAATATTTCTGATATAAAAGACTTTACTTATTCTCGAGGTGAAATAAATATTCATATAGTACTTTGTCACTATCCTATTGTATCATGGAATAGAAAAATTCATGGATCATGGCACTTATATGGACACGTACATGGTAGATTTAATATGCCAAATTTATCATTAGATGTTGGTATAGATAATGAAACTCATAAATATCCATATAACTTATATGAGATATGTCAAATAATGGAAGAAAAAAGTAAAAAACATAATTATAAAGTTGAAGACAGTAGTACATTTTAACATTTTTTTAAATATATAAAATAAAATAAAATATATGGCAAACTGGAGACTTAAAATAGATTTATCATTACCTATTATAGGATCTAAAGAAATGGATATTGAATTCACAGAATTTAGAGATTTAATGACATCAAGATTATCAAAATATGTAGAACAAATTTATAATATATTTGGTGATGTGACTAAAAATAAATACGAAGATCTTATTGAATATTTAAAATATTCAAAAGATATTTCAGAATGGGATGAATATATGGAAGTTCTTTATGATTTCTGTGATAATTATAAAATTTGGATAGAACAAAATTGGATTAATTTTAATGTCATATAGATAAATTTGAAATTATTTAAAGAACATATCAATTATATGCCGTGATAAAAGTAAACAAAGATTTCTTTTGTTAATAACAATATATATAAAAATATTTATAAACAGTCGTGATGAAAAGAGTTATACACGGTGATTATCGAAAATATAAAAAATAGTATGAAGTTAGTTAAAGAACATATAAATGAAGGAATAATCATGGTGCAAAAATCTGCCGGAATTGTAATTATTTGGGATAATAAAATTTTATTGTGTCATCCAACTAATGGCAGTTGGAATAATTCATACAGTTTTCCTAAAGGTCATTTAGAAAAAAATGAAACCCCTTTAGAAGCTGCTATAAGAGAAACAAAAGAAGAAATTGGCGTTAAAATAGATCCTAAAGATTTGCAAAAAGAAAAACATACAATAGAGTATAAAGATAAACAAGGAAGAACTTATAAAAAGGTTTATTATTATTTGTATTATCCTAAGCATGAAATAATCATTAATAAATCGGATCTTCAAATTGAAGAAATAGATTGGGCCGGTTTTCTTACTAAACCAGAAGCAGAAAAGAAAATATTTTGGAAACTTAAAGAAGTTTTAAAATATATAAAATAAAATAAAAGTATTTTTATGATTAAATATGTAAATGAATCTTTATATGAATGGAGAGAACAAAGTAATATAAATGAAGGTATTGTTAAAAAGCTTTTTGCAAAAATGCTTAATAAATGGAATAAGTTAACTAAATTAACTCCAGAAGAACAAGCTGCTTGGGATTCATGGTTTGGTAAAATGCCTGAAATAGCACAAAAAGCAGTGTATGCATTTGTTGACCATTCGGCACAATCTTTGGCTAAATCAGGAATTAAAGTTAATGTTAATGATTTGCCGGTTCCTAAACCTGCTACAATTGCAGGTAAAAAATATATGGAACTTTATTTTTGGCCATCTGACGGAAAACCTGTAGATAATAATACATTAAAAACTGCTTTAGAAAATCTTTTAAATTATTATAAAGCGTTTAAACCTGCTGATGAAGTAGCAAAAGAACAACAAGAAGATCAGCAAGGTCAACAAGGTCAGCAACCTGTGGCTAAACAACCTGCGCAAACTCAACAACAGACTCAAGCTACGGCTCAAAATTCTTCTGTTAAAATATATTATAATACTAAAAAAAGACTATTTGAAGCAGATCCAGCCACTACAACAACATCTAGTACGCAAGGTCAACCTGCTGCAAAACAACCAGCTCAATCTACACAGGGTCAACAACAAAATCCTTCAGTTGCTGCTAATCAACCAAAACAACAAGTAACACCCGAACAGCAATTACCACAAGATTTAAAATCATTATTAAAGACCTCTGCTATAGAAGGTGCAATAATAGATGGAAGAGGTATTGTAATTCGCTGGCCTATCTAAATTAATTGATAATCATAAAAATAAAATAAAATTTTTAACAATTTCTTAAAAACTTTTCATCATAAATTTTATATAAAAAAATAAATTAAAATTATATAAAATTTATGACAAAAAAGTCTTTAAAGAAAACTATTAAAAAAGAAAAAACTCCTAAAAAAAGTTCTCCAAAAAAATCTATAATCAAGAAAGAAAAAACACCTCCTTCAACTTTATCAAAAGGATTTCTTGATTTAGCAAACGCTCTTGCTAAAATATCTCCCGATTGTGAAACACTAGAAAATAGTTCCTATGCTAGAATTTCTGAATGGATTCCAACGGGCTCTTATATTTTTAATGCATGCTTAAGTGGCTCACTATTTGGTGGAATGCCAAATAATCGTTCATTATGTTTTGCCGGTGAAGAAGGTTGTTTGCAAAAAAATGAAGAAGTTGAGATATATATAATAAAGAACCCAAAAATATCTCAACATCATGAACTTAAAAAAGAATAGTTTATTAGAATTAATAAGTGATCCTCTAGGAAAAAAAGGTAATAGACTTAATGATTGTGTTAAATTTGATAAATTTAAAGCAATAATATCAAATTCAATACAAAAATTAAATAGAAATGCTTCCAATGAGTGGTTTATATCTATTTATGAAAAATATAAGAATGAATTTTATATATTAAAAAAGGATAAAGCCAATGTATTTAGGTTTTTGTGAAAAATCAACAAATATAAATTTTTATTTATCAAGAGGGTGGAATGAAAAAGAATCTAGAGAATTTATTAAAAAAAGACAAAATACTTATAATGAAGAATATTTTGTAAATAAATATGGAGAACAAGAAGGAAAAATAAAATTTTTAGAAGCAAAAAAGAAACATAATGATACATTTGTAAATAATTATAAAAAAGGTAATCATAAAAAATTTATTAGACCATCAGAAATACAATATTGGATTAATAAAGGATATACAGAAGAACAATCTATAAAAGAAATGTATTTGTATTATTCTAATCTAATAAAAGAATTTCACAAAAAAGAAAAGAAAAAAGTGAAGAATTTCTTACAATAAGACAATTAAAATATTGGATTAATAAAGGTCTATCAGAAAATGCTGCACAAAAAGAAATTAATAGAATACAAGGTACTAGAAGAATAGAACGATATATTGAAAAATATGGAGAAAATGAAGGTATTAAAAGATATAATAATACCATTAAGAAATATATAGATACTTGTAATGCTAAATCTCCAGAAGAAAAAATAGAATGGATAATTAAAAAAACTAAAAGAACAAATTTTTATTCTAAAGCATCATTTAATTTATTTTCTTTAATAATAAATGAATTAAAAACAAAATATGATATAGAATTTAAAAAAAATATATTTTGGAAAGAATGAAAAATTTATATATGATAAAGAAAATCAATGTATATATTTTTATGATTTATGTATAGAAGAATTAAAATTAATAGTAGAATATAATGGAATATGCTTTCACCCAAATAAAAATAAATTAACTAATGAAGAATGGCAAAAGTGGAAAAATGTTTTTTCTGGATATACAGCAGATGAACAATATAAAAAAGATGAAATAAAAAGAAACTTAGCTGAATCAAAAGGATATAATTATTTAATAATATGGGAAGATGAAAGTATAGAAGAATTAAAAAATAAAATAATCAATAAAATAATAGAATTATGGAAAAATATGAAATAATGTTAGAAGAACTTAAATATGTTCTTAAAGATAAAATAAATGAATATTTAGATATTAATAAAAAATACTCAAATGATGATATTGAAATAGCATTTAATAAATATGCTAATAAAAATAAACAAAAAATAAAAATAAAAGAACTTATTGATAATTATCAAGATAAGTCATTCTTTTTAAATACACCTGATGGATATCAAGAAGTTGGCGAATTTTATATTAAAAATAATAAAGATATCTATAAAATAGAAACAGTAGATAAGTTTAAAACAAAATGTTCGGGTGATCATAAATTTGAAACATCTTTAGGATGGAAATTTGCTAAAGATATAACAAAAAAAGATTTATTATTAACTAAAGCTGGATATAGAAAAGTAAGTAATATAACAAAGTATAAAAAGAAAGAAGAAACTTATGATTTTGAAGTATTACATAATAATCATAGATATTGGTCAGGAAATGGAATAAGTTCTCATAATACTGGCAAAACCTATCTTGCTATGTCAATATGTAGAAAAGCACAACAAATGGGTTATAATATAATTTACTGTGATTCCGAAGGCGCTATGGATCCTGAGTTCGCGAGACGTTTAGGTGTTGATCCTTCTAGAGTTCTTGTACAACCTGTATCAACTATAGAAGAATTTTCTAATTTTGCGGCTAATATAACTAAATATCTTAAAGAAGAAAAAGATGCTGGTAGACCACAGAAAGTAGTTATTGTATTAGATTCACTTGGTAATCTTTCTTCAGAAAAAGAAAGAACAGATGTATTAGAAGGAAATGCTAAAAGAGATATGACTAAACAACAGCATATTCGTGCAGCATTTAGAGTTAATGGAAACATGTTCACTAAACTTGGAATACCTTTTATTATATGTGCTCATGTATATGAAAAAGTAGGTTCATATGTTCCAGGTAAAGAAGTTTCTGGCGGTGGTGGTATTAAATATAATGCATCTATAATTCTTCAATTAACTAAATCTAAATTAGACGATAAAGAATCGGAAGATAAAGTAAAAAAACAAAATATAGAAACGAATAAAATTGGTATAGTAATCACTATAACACCGTTAAAACAACGTTTTACAAGACCTATTAAAGTACAAATACACCTACCTTTTTATAAAGCCCCTAATCCATATGTTGGATTAGAAAAATTCGTAAGTTGGAATGGTTGTGGAATTATTAGAGGTAAATGTTTAACGGAAAAAGAATATAATAAGTTATCTCCAGATGATCAAAAATTGTGTGGAGAATTTAAAGGCACCGATGGCCAAACACTTTATGCTTTTCCTAAAGATACATCACGTTATTTAGTGTGTAGACATTTAGGCGGTGAAGTTCCAATTAGTGAATTATTTACCGAAAAAGTATTTACACAAGAAGTATTAAAAGAACTTGACGAAAAAGTAATTAAAAAAATATTTATGTTGCCTTCAATTGAATCATTGGAAGATCTTGCTGAATTAAGTACAGAACTTGGTGGAGAAGAAGATGGTGAATTAATTGCTAAAGAAGTAGAAATAGAAGGATTAGAATAAAATAAATCTTCTTTTATTCATTTAGTTAAAGAAAATAGATTTGAAATACTTTAATATGAAGTCAATTAATAATAAGAAAGTTAAATTAAAGAATATTCTTGGTTTGATAGATAACCCAACTTATGAAGATTTATTGTATGAAATTGTTTCCTTTTTAGATAATGAAAAAAGATATGATGGAGTATTTAATAAATTTGAAGTTAGTTTAAAAACAAAATGTAGAATATCAGATGAAATAACAACCGATTTAGAATATTTAGAAAATAAAGGTTATATAGAAAAATTAAAATACACAAAGTATCAAATTAAAAAACATTTGTGGGAATAATATGAAATTAATAAAGCCCTTTTATGAAATTGTAACCCCAATTAATGGAGAAGAAATTTTAAAACAAATTGAACTAGCAGCAAGAACATGTTATAAATCTGAAAACAAAATTGAGTATACTCAACATCGATTATTAGATGGTAATATAGAATATGAAGCGACATCGGCAAAAATTCTTATAAAAAAATTACTTGCTCGTGGTCATGATGCTATGCTAGAATTCGGCGGAATGATAAATGTTAAATTCACATGTGATCGAGGTGTTTCGCATGAATTAGTAAGACATCGTTTATGTTCATTTGCTCAAGAATGTGTATCGGGTGACACAGAAATTTATAAAGGAATTACTATTAAAAATTTATATGATAGAAAAAATAAATCACAAGGAAAAATACAAGATAAAACAATTTTATTAAAGAGTGTAAATGAAAATAAAGAAATAGTACCAAATAAAATTAATGAAATATTTTATAAAGGAAAACAAGAGG